TTCCTTGAGTCATTTAACTCGCCGGCATTGGTGTTAAAGATTGGTGAACACAAGATAAGGATGCCAGTTGATTGGTCAATACTGATAGGCGAGCCTGACGTGGGAGACCTAGAAGTGTTACCTCTGACATCAATCAATGACAGGGGATTTAGGGCATTCCAGTTTAACTCGTTGACTGACTTCCGTCCAAGTTTCCTAGACATTGAGATCATTGACGTGTATCAGGATGTGTCATGGTATTCACCTAAACTTAAAAATGGACAACTGCTGACTATTCCTTTAAGTGATGGAAAGCAACCCGAGTGTTGTTACTTCGTCAAGGACATCAGTCGCAACTGTGAGATCGTTAACTATAACTTGGCATTCTGATGGCAGATAAGAGCTCACCACTATACATTGGTAATGAAATGGCGGCCTACGATCGTAAGGACAGAGATTACTATGACAAGTTTACTGATGAGGAAAAGAAACAGTTCTCAACTTATCTAATGTTGAGATATGGTGCTAGTGTAGGTGGCAACAAAGATCTACAGGCATACTACCTGATGGCTACTAACAAGTATGTGAATAAACATTTCTTTGACCTAAACAAGCATACAAAACTACAGTGGCTGATGTGCACCACAGTATCACCTAACATGGGTAATCAGTTCCACTATTGGTTAGCGGCAAAAAAGAAAGAGGGCAAGAGCACCAACAAGTTACGCAAGGTTGTGGCTGAACTGTATCCAAACATGAAGTCAGATGAGATGGATGTGTTTATAACATTGAACACAGAAAAAGAGATAAAAGAATATTGCAAAGAGCTAGGATGGGATGATCTCAAAAGTTTTTAATAATGGATGGGGTGGTCAAAATCCCATACTTGATTATCAAGAAGAGCTAATCAGAGACTTAGAAGCAGATGTTCTGATCCACAGCACCTGGTATACTGATGATTTTCACGAGGAGGTCGTGGCATGGTTAGATGAGAATCCCATCAGGACCATGGTCATACTCAGTTTCTTTGATGCACACATAGCCAGGCGAGATCTTTTTAAGGATAGGAATATTGAGATTCGAGAGATCGGATACTACAATGGTCCACACTTCTTTGATTTTTGGGCAAGATTTACTAGAGACCACATGAAATTGCCCTCCGACAGTGAGTTATTAGATTATCAATTAATCAACAAACCATTTCTATCATACAATCGCAAGCCACATCCACATAGGAAAGAATTATGGGATCAACTAGTTGCCAATGGGTTGACTGATAAGGGAATAGTGACCATGGATAACCTGAAGCAATTAGATGAAGATGTTGAGGTGATACCCTGGGCACCATCTGGAGGAAGTTTGATAGCCAATGACATAGCCAGTCTGGGCAGAACTGATGTATGGTGTTCGAGTTTCTTAAACATAGTAACTGAGACCTGGCCTGATATCAATAGTGTATATTTTGTTTCAGAAAAGATTTACAAACCTATAGTAGGGCTGAGACCATTCTTTGTGTATGCAGACGACCTTGGGCAGAAGTGGTTACATGATCGTGGATTCCAAACGTTTGAAACAGACTTTCAAGACATATATTCTGACACTATAACCAAAGGAAATCTAGTAGACTTTTTGAACACCCTTTCGCAACAACCAATTAACTACTATCATCAGAAATATGTTGCTCTACAGGATAAAATCTTATATAATAGAAATAGATTTATGCAATACGTTTCAGAGATGAACATGAAATGACAATAGAACCAACACAAAGTTTTAAGTGCAAATATTGTGAGCGTGAATTCCGCAAGGAGACCACACTAGAAGTTCACGTCTGTGAGCAGAAGCGTCGATATCAAACCAAGGACGATCCAGCCACACGTATTGCATTTCAAAACTATTTGAACTTCTATGAGGTCACACAGGGTTCAGCAAAGAATAAAACATTTGATGAGTTTGCCAAGTCAGCATACTACAGAGCCTTTGTCAAGTTTGGCAACTACTGTGTAAATGCCCGTGTTGTTAACTCAACTCGTTTTGCTGAATGGTTATTAAAGAATAACAAACGCATAGACTATTGGGGTTCAGACAAGATGTATGAGGAGTTCCTCAAGGAATACATCTATAGAGAGAACGCAACAGACGCACTTACCCGTGCATTGGAAACTTCAATGGATTGGTCAGAAGCAACAGAAAATCCAACTGAACACTTCCTGCGTTATGGTAATTCAAATAAAATATGCCACTATGTTACAACAGGGCGTGTAACAGGTTGGACTATTTTTAACTGTGATTCAGGACATGAGTGGTTAGAGAACCTAACTGAAGAACAACTAGCAATAGTTTGGGACTTCCTAGATCCAGATCGTTGGTCAAGGATACTGAGAGATTATCCAGGTGATACGGAATACATGAAAGAAATGTTAAGGAAAGCAGGATGGTAAAATATTCAACAGACGTAGACATAGACTTCGCTGATCGTGATGACATACTAAAACTGATCAAGCATACAGCCGCCATGCAGATCAATGATGGTGACATACGTAAGCATAATTCGGGCGTCTATGTCACAGACATTCCTTACAATCCTCTAACACAGACTGCCAGCATAGATTATCAAGAAGCAGAGGATCGAGGATACTTTAAGATTGATTTTCTCAATGTCAATGTCTACAAACTGATCCGTGATCAACAGCACTATGATGAACTAATGGCCAGAGAAACACCTTGGCATAGACTAAAGGACAGGTCATTCTTTGAACAGGTCATACACATTGGTAATCATTTTGATCTAGTTGGCAATCTTGAGGTAGATTCAGTGCCAAGAATGGCCATGTTCCTAGCACTCATACGTCCAGGCAAGCGTCACTTGGTAGGCAAGGATTGGAAGGCTATATCAGAGGACATTTGGACACAAACAGATGATCAATATTTCTTTAAGAAATCACACGCAGTCAGCTACGCTGTTTTAGTAACCCTACACATGAAACTGTTAGATGAAAATTTATCTACACAAGGACAGTAGGCTACAACAGTTTATTCGTAACCACGAAGTCTACGAAACCGTAGAAGACTTACAGGCCTTACCTGATGACACTCTACAGATCATTCCAATACTACCTGATGAGGATTACTTCCTAGACTATGTTAAATCAAGTCAAGCAAACATTATATTAGAAAATCCTTTTGAGGGTTCTAACACATTTGTGCGTATTTTAGATGTAGCAGGGCTATTTAAAGATGCCTTAGCCGGCCGCTACGCAACGATCTGCTCAGGAGAAATGCCTGAATCAATCAGTAATTGTAACATACAATATATGATGTATCTTACAGGGTTGAAGAACGAGCACCAAAAGCACATCATGTTTGGCAGGCACGAGAGACCATACACATTCCTCTATCTCAACAACAGAGTGAGGGAACACCGGGTGGCATTGGTCAATGAAATGGCTAGCAATCAACTGTTGGATGGTGCCCTATGGAGCCACATATCCAGTGGTAAGAAACTACCAAGCGATTATGATCTAGGTAGAGAGATAACACATGACACACTGGTTGATTGGAAACAATGGGAGGCGGGGCTGATGGTGGACAAGCAACACTTTGACACCTACTTCTCCCTGCAGGCGGAATCAGCGGTCAAGTTGAGATACAGTTTCCTCACTGAGAAGACATGGAAACCCATATTGGGAGAACATCCTTTCATAACCTTGGCTGGATTAAATCATTATCAGGATCTCAAGAAATTAGGATTTGAGACATTTGATCATGTGTTTGGATCAGAGTGGCAGAGCATAGAACCCTGGGAGGCCAGGATGAAAGGCATAGTCGGAGCCGTGACGAAGTTATTAAAATCCGACCTACATGACATCATGTTTGATCCTGAGACACGCAGGCAATGCCATCACAATCAGAGGAGATTCTGGGACCTATGGAAGGAATATCCCATCACGGTCACTGATAAGATCAATTCATTTATCGAAGAATTGTATCCTACAGCAGAAACTGACAAACGTCGTTGGACTATCGATCCACTCTACGCACTAGAGTTATAGATTTCTTCTTAGTTCTTTTCTTTGCTAGATCACTGAGGCTTATGGTTGGACCTAATATTATCTCTAGATCCTTGTTTGTAAATGTTTGCAGGTAAGGACGGAATATGCTCCATTCCTCTCTTAGAAATATGTTAATTGGAATTGATCTATTTGATTCCCACCACCAGGTTTCTGCTAGATCTAAAAACTTTTGTTTAAGCTCTTGATCAACAATGCGGCCAAAGTCATACATGGTAGTAACCATTGCATCTCTATTTTGAACTATGCCAACGTATTCGGCACCTGAATAATTGACCACCGTAATAAACGGATATTTCTCATTCAGTTCTCTAAAGAAATCACTACTCATAAATGCGATAAATACTCATATGTTTACGACCCAAGTCTATTTATATAATCAAAATCAGAAGGTAGTATTAAGGGACACTACCCAAGCTCTCACGTCCCGGAGGTATAGAACCGTGTATGCAAAAGATCTAACACTACATAAAGGAACAGATAATGTCCTTATATTCACATTTATCAATCAAGACCAGAAGCCAGTGAATAATTCCACTGCCACTTTCACATTCAGGCTAATAAATCGTGAGGGAACAGAGTTGATAACCAGCAAGACCATGGAGGCCATTGATGCGACCAAGGGAACTGCCAAGGTAACTATAACGGAAGAAGATCTAGATGCTATCACTGCACAGCAGGCTAACTACTCAATTGAACGTAGTCTGTCAACAAGCGATCTATATGATGCTGTTTTCGTTGATGACAACAATGGCGGTCGTGGAGTTGTTAACATAGTGGACTCGGTATTACCAGAGCATACGGAAAGCACAACAGTGACCATACCGAGTTTCAATGACACAGATGGGTCAACTACACACTACTCAAGTGAGTTTTCTAGCAAAGGTCAGACAACCACAATCCAATACAAACCAAGTTCATTTACAGGAATTCTTGTTTTAGAAGGTGCCACAGCCGACGATGAGCTATGGTATGACATTACATCAGATATAAATT